CCCGGATGTTCATTGTGGCTGGATGGAGCGGATGGATCAAGTGTGGGGACTCTTGCACTGTATACTGCGAACTCGGGTGTAGTCACAACGCTCGCGGGCAGCGGCACTGCTACCTTTGCTGACGGCACAGGCGGGGCTGCAGGATTCTATAATCCGTTTGGAGTCGCCGTAATTCCCTCGAACAGCAACATTGTCGTGGCGGACTCTTGGAATCACCGCATCCGGTTAATTACACCGGCAGGTGTGGTCACGACTCTTGCGGGAAGCGGTACTGGCGCAGGAAACACCAATGGTGGAGTATTCGCTGACGGAACGGGCACGGGCGCGAGTTTCAGACTCCCGCAAGGAGTCGCTGTGATCCCTTCAACTGGTGTGATCGTTGTGGCCGACTCGTTCAACTACAGGCTCCGGTTGGTGACACAAGCAGGTGTAGTCACGACGCTTGCGGGAAGCGGCGGCACCGGGGGTGACGCCGACGGCACGGGCACTGCTGCGGCCTTCTCCGGCGGCCTTATTGGAGTTGCCGTGCTTCCTTCGAGCGCCGGTATTGTCGTATCCGATAACAGCCGTATCCGGTTCATCACATACCCTGGCGGAGTTGTCAGGACTCTTGCGGGCGCTGGCGCCAACGGAACTACCGACTCAACGGGCACGGGCGCGAGATTCAACAACCCGCAAGGAGTCGCTGTTCTTCCAAATGGTGTGATCGTTGTGGCCGACACGATCAACAATCGTATTCGATTGGTTACGACGGCGACATATGCAGTAAATTCGGGTGTCGTAACGACGTTAGCGGGCAGTGCCACTGCCGGATCTACCGACGGGATTGGTACGGCCGCGACTTTCAACCAGCCGTACGGAATCGCTGTCCTTCCGAATGGTAATATCGTTGTGGTAGAGGCAGGTGGGCGCATCCGGTTAGTCACATACCCAGGCGGTGTTGTGACAACACTCGCAGGCACGAGTGGAGGCTTTGCCGACGGCATAGGTGTGAATGCGATGTTTAGCGGACCCCGTGGGGCCGCTGTTCGTCCAGATGGTGTGATCGTCGTGGGCGACTATTCTAACCAGCGTATCCGGCTGGTTAGCGGTGGCGCGATCGGATGGAACGACAAGTCCGGATTGAACAATACCGTGGTAGGAACTGCGACGTGGACAGGTAGCAACGTAAGCTTCAATGGCAGCAACCAATCGTTTGCCAATATGGCATATGTATTTCCACTTTCAAACTATTCCATGTTCAGTGTCTATTCCAACACCACTGCTCCGGCAGCGAACGCCTACATGAACGCGGTCTACGGATCCAACGGGTTTCCGATGTTGGGGACGTTCGATGTTGCGAAAAACGTATCCGCCCGATCGGTGGTTGCGAACACAGGGGCATTGAGTATGCCAGTGGGGTGGGCAGCACGGATTACGGGTCAGGTAAATGGAGTTGCCACTGACCCGTCCGGCGCCGTATTTGTCGTTGGAACCTACTTCAGCGCAGCAACGTACTATAATCAAGGTTTTTCAGGATCTGCCGGTGCTACCCTTCCATTTACTGGAGGACAAGACTGTTACGTCGCTAAATACTCGTCAACTGGTATGGCCTTGTGGGCGGCACGAATTACGGGAGCAACCACGAGCATTGAACAGGGAAACGCAATTGCTACTGACGCGTCTGGTAACGCGATTGTTACTGGACTCTATACTGGAGCACTAACAGTCTACAACCAAGGTTTCTCAGGAGGAGCTGGTACTACACTTTTAACTACAGGGGGCAATGAATGTTTCGTGGCTAAATACTCGTCGGCCGGTGCGGTCTTGTGGGCGGCTCGGATTACGAGCACAGGACAGGACAGTGGATACGGCGTCGCAACCGACGCGTCGGACAACGTATTCGTGACCGGAATATATCTTTCGAACGTAACGTTCTATAACCAAGGTCCATCCGGATCAGCCGGTACTACGCTTACGCGCGTTGGAAACAACGACTGTTTCGTCGCCAAATACTCGTCGGCCGGTGCGGTCCTGTGGGCGGCACGGATTGCGGGCACGAGTAGCCAAATCGGATACGGAATCGCTACCGACACGTCAGGAAATGCGGTTGTCACCGGAAACTATGGTGTATCAACAAGCTTCCACAACCAAGGTCCATCCGGAACAGTCGGAACTACGCTCGGGGGGGATGGCATGGAGTGTTTCGTCGCTAAATACTCCTCAGCCGGTGCGGTTTTGTGGGCAGCACGGATTACAACGAACGGGGGGCAGGACGTCGGATACGCAATCACTACAGACCCTTCTGACAACGTGCTTGTCACTGGATTCTACAGTGACGGGACATTAACGGTCTACAACCAGGGTCTATCAGGAACAGCCGGTGCTACACTTTCAAATGTAGGTGTTCAGGACATTTTCGTCGCCAAATACTCCTCAGCCGGTGCGGTTTTGTGGGCAGCACGGATTGCGGGAAACTCAGGCACAAGTTACGACCAAGGATACGGAATCGCAACCGACCCATCGGGCAACGTGCTTGTCACCGGATACTATGGCAACGCGACGGCCTCTGAATTAACGGTCTACAACCAAGGTCTATCGGGAACAGCCGGCGCTACGCTTTCGTTTACGGGAGGCCAAGATGCTTTCGTCGCTAAATACTCGTCCGCCGGCGCGGTCTTGTGGGCAGCTCAGATCGCGGGAGTAACCACGAGCAGCGACACCGGAAAGGCAATCGATACGGACTCAAGCGGGAACGTATTTGTGGGGGGCGCCTGTAGTGGAACATCAATGACGGTCTACAACCAAGGTTCATCGGGAACAATCGGTATTAGCCTTTCAACAACAGGCGGCGGGTTCCTCGCAAAATACACACCCGACGGATACGTCGTAACCCCACCTATTCCCGCCTCCTCCAACGTCCTGGTGTCCGCTACCTACACGCCCTCCACGTTTTCGCCATTCGTCAATGGATTCACCGCATCCACCCTAGGCGGAACCACCTTAGCCACCACCGGCATCTTCGTCGGTGGCCCCTCCAACTACTTCAACGGGACCATCTCGGAACTCTTGATTTATTCCGCAAACTTGTCGGCAGCTCAGCGGCAGCAAGTGGAAGGATATCTGATCCAAAAATGGGGATTGAGTGCTCAGACACTGTCGAACCATCAATATAGGCTCATTCCGCCTGCGACGTCTCAACCCGCACAGTTTGCCGAAGTCACCCAAGGAAATTGGACTCGTGATTGGCAGCCGGAGTTGCGGTCGTTGGCGGCCGCAAATGCGAGTGCTACGCCTACATACTCGGTAGTGGCCGGTACATTGGCTGGATACAAAATTGGATTTCTAGCCCCCAATGGAAATATCTACCTTCCACCGCATGGCGTCGGGCAAGGTTGTGCCCTGATTACACCAACCCCAACTGGGGCAACGTTTAGCACAACAGCTATTACCGGAGTGAGCACAGGTCAGGTATACGGAAACGACTGGATCGGCGGAGTAATGTTTCCAGATGGAATCTTGAATCTGATACCGTTCGATGCATCGTATAACAATACGCCTGGTATAGCAGAGCTCAACACGAACACAAATGTATTTAGATCAAATCCGTATACCGCCGGAAATACAACGAATTTCAATTTGCAGTTTATGTCGGGCACTATGGCCCCCGATGGAAACATGTTCATTCTGCCTTATGCGGTCGCCACAGGAGGAGCAGTGAACTTATACTTCTTTAACCCAATTACGAAGTTAATGGTAGCCTATCCGGTAAGCAAACCGACAGCTGAACGGTTTTCATTTGCAATTCTCGCTCCAAACGGGAATATATACGGAGTCGCCATAACAGGTCCGGCGCAGGCATGCATGATAGACCCCGCAGCGAGAAGATTCACAACGATCGGAAGCAATGCAACGGTTCAGTATAGAGGCCTTGTGTATGGGGGGAATGGTAGTATATACATGATACCCAACGCAAACGCAACGGGAATCGGAATACTCAATACGACGACAAACACAATTACAGCAAACGCCATACCTGGCGGATTGGGTTATTACGGCGGAGTGCTTGGGCCAGATGGGAACATATATTGCATCCCTTCGACAGCAACGAACATAGGAGTAATCAATACAAGGACAAACACGTTCAGCACACTTGGCAGCGTTACGGCAAATTCATACGGAAGTGCCGTTCTCGCACCCAACGGAAACATTTACCTTATACCCTTTGGTGCGTCCGGTATAGGGATGATTAGTTTCACTGGACTGAACCTGTTACCATCGACGCCCTTTTGCCTTTCACCCTATGTGAACAGAGGGTTTTTCACTCAATGATCGTTACGCTCACACGCTCCACTACGTTACGCTTTACTGACATGTATCCTCAACGTGTTCCCCGCAAACGAATAAGACACAACGATGCCCGTGAGCATGGATTGGATGGTTGCCAGAACACCGCCAATCTCGACTCCGAGCAGATACCACGTATATCCGATAACATCACGCACCACGCCGTCCGAGCAGACGCTCGGGGGTGTGAAGGTAAAGGACTGAACGACGTAGATACCCGGAAATCCAGCCGACGCCCACGCAAAGAGCTGGGGACGATACGATTCGCGGGTGGGGTTCAGAAGGGGGCTCAATGTTGCGCGATCAGCGGCTTCCTTGGCCACGAGAACTGCGTGGCTAGCCATCAACTCGTCCATTGTGGCAATGACGGGAGCGGGTGTGGGTGTGGGTTCAGCTGGAACAATGGCAGTCTCCGCAGGTCCGGTAGGTCCGGTGGCATCAACGGTCTCCTCAGGTCCGGTAGGTCCGGTGGCATCAACGGTCTCCTCCGGTCCGGTAGGTCCAGTCATCTCCGTGGTCTCCTCCGGTCCGGTAGGTCCAGTCATCTCCGTGGTCTCCGCAGGTCCGGTAGGTCCAGTGTCGCTCATTTATTACTCTGCTCCGCCAAACTTCTTATAATAGTCCGCATACGACATGCTGGGTGGGCCGGCATTCGAGTTCACAGTGGCCGGAGCAAACTTTTGAAACAGACGCTGGCCCATGACAACCGACGCCTCCTGTTCAGTTGTCTCGCCCTTCTCAATCTTGCGCTTGAGAGCCAGCATTTCAAAAAAGGTGGCATCCAGACGATCCTCTGCGTGCATCTGCCACAGACTGGGGTAATTAAAATACAGCTTCTCATTCTCATTCTTAAGCTTCTCCATGAACTCCTCGCGACGAAGGTGTCTCCACTTCTTCTTCGAGTGGTCCATATTACGAACCAGTGCCTGGATCTGAGTTGCGTTCAGCTCCTCTGAAGTGATATGCTGTTCACCCTCTGCGACCTCCTCAGGTGTCAGCTCACGCATGCGTTGCTCTGCCATTGTTCTGTGTAGACACAGAATCTATAAGTGGGTGTAACGCGGTCATCAAACGCCCACACTCCTCATGATTCGTCATTCCGGTCAGAATGATGTTCCCTGTGCGAAACACCTTGGCGATCCACTTGGTGTCTGGAAAGTAGACCTTCACAGCTGGGTACACAGCTGGCTCATACTCTGTGCGAACTCCTGCCTTCCTTAGAGCAGCGTATAAAGTCTCGCGTGACAGATTCACGGTGGCTGAAAGTCGAGTCTTGTAGTTCATGAGCACCACGCGCCGAACCTCAGATGTCCACACATCATTGGGCGCAGTATCGTCTGGAACAGAGACGGCTTCCGGGCATGTCTCCAGAATGTGGCTTCGTAGTCTGCGCATGACTGATCGATCATACTTTTCATCGAGCACACCTGTGATGTGAAAGACTCCGTTCTGAAAGATCTTCACCGTGATCTCCTTCTTTCTCAAAGTCCCATCACCATCGTCCAGACTGACGAGAGTGATGGAATTGTGTCCAAATCCAGTTGTGCGCTTTGATGGAGCTTTCTTGTTGCGGCGCTTAATCAGATCTCGCTTTGATGTTCCGCGGGCAGGAATCCCCTGCTTCTCAACCTTGATAATGGAGGGCGTGAGGGGCAGGGACTCCAGAAGGAGGTTGGTGTTCAGTCGCACGTTCACTGTGTACAGAACCACCATCGTGGTCAATACTGGCGGGTCCATGAGCTTCAGAGGTATACACGTGGTCGATTTCGTTTTTCCATGCCTGTGAAAATGACAGTGGCTCACGTGTTACAACATGACAATGAAATGCGCGAAGAACGGGGCGCATCTTGGTCTCATCTACAGCATCTAGCATCCAGCCCTCGAGGTAACCGAGCCAAATCACACCCATCTTATGATGGGAGAGAATTGCAAGAGCAGTGTCAGCCAAATTATTCACCAGTTCATACGAAAGATCAAAAGACCCAGGTGGCTTTTCTGTGTTATACAGATACACAGTCAGCATTAAATACTTACTTGAAGATTTGATTAAGTCACTGTGTTCTGATACGCAATCGCACTCTTCCACTTGCGAGTGCCGTCTACATTCGTATCACCAGCGTTGACACCGGGGCATCCCGCACAGCCTGACGCAAAGTTGACCTTTCCTTCCTGCCAATTGACACGACCACACGTGATACAGACAGCCGGACCAATTGCCTGGCGAGCCGCAGCAATGATGTCTTCCTTGCGATAGTTGGGATCAGTTGTGGGGATGAGCGTAGACAGAAGAATCGTGTCATTGATTTCACGAAGCTGGTTAACAGCTGTCGCAGGCATGACTCCGTTTGTGGGAATAACCACAGGTCCAAGGCAGTTCTCATTCCTGATCTGTGAGACACCGGGCACAATCTGGCGGGCAAACTGCTTATCATTCCCTGTATTCGTCATCGCAGAGGTCGAGCTAGCCGACGCAAATGTGGTATATGCCGACGCATCCTTCACACTGTGACCACGAGCAACTGTAAACGTGGGTGGTCCAGTTCCAGGTGCGTTAAGGGTGGACACGCAGGCAGTCGCAGGCAAAAACTGTTCATACACCTGAGATGCCGCCTGCTGTCTTTGGATCTCGGTCATCTGCCCACACGTCATCTTCGGACGAGTGTCGATATATTTTGGAGCTCGGAGCTGCTGGCGCACAAGGTACTCGCTACACGAGGACATACTTGTTATGAGCACAGAACTAATTCTTACACACCTGGGTGCGTCAACAAATGGCGACGACAGCATTCACGTGTCAATCCTAATTCGTTCAATGCCCTCCCCTCTGCAGTGATCTTTGTATCCATCGTGAGATACATGATCTCTGAATCAGCTGGGCGACCAGACTCTTCGCGGTACTCCTTCACGAGCTTAAGAAATGTCTTCCACTTACCGGCGATGGGAAGGTTGCACGTGTAGCAGCGGATAGGAAGTGGAAAGTCCATGACACTCTTGTCTTATGAACTTCACAGTTCGTTTTTCGCCAGGTATAACAATGAAGGTTAAATCGAAGGCAGTCTACTGGATCGCGGTGGCGGCTATCATTCTTGCGTTATACTTGTTTATCAACCCGCCTGGCCCGGACTTCGTAGCCACGCGCACAGACGATGTCAGCCGGTTTTCTCCGGATTCATTGGACGTTCAAATGGCTATGGGTGGGTTTACTCATGATCCTCCCAAGACTCTGGCGTCTCCTCCTCCGATGAAGCCCCTGCTCCTGTTTCCCCCGTCGGAGGACGACCTGAAGAAGCTTTCTGGACCGGCGACGAGTGTTTGATAATGAGTTATGCGACTGAGCCATGCTGGGAATTGGTCGGTTCAAGTCAATTCTTTTTGATACCAACGTTGTCTTACTTCTTCACCGGTGAGCGAGTCTGTGGGGTTCTAAATACGGGTATTTACCTGACTTCGATCGCATACCATGCGACAAAGCCGAAGTATCCCTTTTTGCTGTACGCAGATATGGTCTTTGCGCAAACCGGCAACTTATGCGCCATTTATACCACGACACAGTGGATGCCATATTCCATTCCTCTCTATTCTGTATTCCTTGGATCAGCCCTAACAATCTACTATTATGGCCGCCACACCTCGTCTCTCGCATGGGATCCTAATCCAAAAATAGCAACTGCGTGGCATGCAACAATGCATTTGATTCTATCGGGAAGTGCCGGGCTTAGTATTTTGTTGGCGAAAGCTCACCATGCCAGCTCGAGCTCCTGAGCAGACCAGAACTCCGACGTTCCATTTGGCAGCTGGCGGCGGAACAGAAACGGAAGCTTGCGTTGTTCAACCTCACGCTTCACCACCTGATCAAGAAACCGCGGATCACTTGTGCGCAGTCCATCCAGACTCACAAGCGGTTTCGCGCCCTCAGCAATCTGCTGTTGACGAGATGCTAGCAGCGCAACATACTCGTAACGGCTGAAGAACGGGCGGGTTGTCCGCGCAGTCTCCATCGCCTTCGTAACCTCGGGACGAAAGACAGGATTAACCTCGGGGTGGTCAGTTGGGGGCGCTGAAAGTGCCATTGTGCTCTCTCTTGTCTAGGAACATACTCTTTCGTTTTCAATAAATGCCGACCCGTTCTGCGTCGGATTACTTAAGTTTCGTGAAGGCACAGATCGAGTCGAATCAGGGTAGTATTCCGCCCAAGCTGACCCGTACAACCCCTTATAACCAGGGGGGTGTGGGGGTGTTGAATGCTATTACACAGGCTTCGGACATGCGATATGTCACTCGTGGACAGCTTGCGCCCGCGCGTGTAGTTGCTCGTCCGATTGTCATGAACCGCTCGAACCCTAAAGATCTTTCTCAGGTTGGAATTCTCAGTGGTGGAGGAGTTCTTGGGCCAGTCGTGAGTCGGCCGATGGCCCGCACATCTGGAACTCAGAGTCTGATTGTTCTCCAGTCAAACTTGATTCAGAATGCGAATACATCCGCCAAGGGCACAACGAGGTTCACAGGCAGCTCACCTGCGATTACGAATTAAGTTCTTTGCTCATTAAAAGACAATGGCACTTTCTGAAGGGTTGAAATTCAAATACTCGCTCTATACGACCCTACTGTTCTTTGTGTTGGCAAGTCCAACTGCCTTTGGTATCGGCAACCGTCTGTTCGGTGGATCCGTAGCGTCGCCGAGCGGATGCCCGACGGCGGTAGGATTTGCGCTACACACGTTTGTATTCTTAGTGGCGTTATACGGACTTATGTCTCTTCCGATGGATGAGAAGGATTAAGCCCTCGCACGTCGCTGCGCTCCTCCCGCAGGGCTTTTCAAGCCCTAGCGTTCTGCTTCCACATGGCATCGCACACTGCGCACTGATACATCCACGTTACATTTACGCTGTCAAGCTTCACACCCACAATGTCTGACTCCTTACCGCGTGTAGTGCACGCAGGATTGAGACATGTCATGGTCTTGAAACGGGGAAGTGTCGGGTCATACTTCAGATACGGGTTGATCGAATACTGAACTGACGTATCCTGCTGTAGGTCGTGTTCATACACAACCGGATTCTCCTTCGTCACCTCCTCCTCATACGGGCAGGAGCGGCACTTCAGAAACGCCTTGTTATCCCGCTCAACGATCTCATACAGGAAATTCGAACACTTGGCGCAGAACTTCATCTTGCTTACCATTTGCTGTGAACTTTTGTATTCCTTTTAGACGTTAGAATCCACTTTCCTGCGTTCAAAAGGAATGTCCATGCCATAACTCATCGGAGGAATAAGTAACGATGTTGAACCCTACTTCCCGCCTTTCCAAGTTCCTTGCGAAGCGAGTGTCTGAGACCGGCAGCGGTCAGGAAACGCATCAACTGGGTGGATCTCGAATCAATTACCGAATTCTACCCGAAGATATGCAGGAGTTTCGCAGCCTCTACTGCGAGTATATCAACGTGCCGTATCCTACGCCCACGCTGTTTGAGAAGCTGTCGCAGGGGATTGCGCCTCTTCGCATTGATCTCGATTTGAACTACAAGGGTGAGCATTCTACTCCGTTTCATACTCGTGAGCACACGAAGGCGTTTATCGAGGCATATATGACCGAGGTTGCCAAGTATCTGGTGATCAAGGACATCACCGATGTGTATGTGATGGAGAAGGCGTTTCCGACGTGGTATCCCGGTAAGGATCAGACCAAGTCCGGTATTCACATGGTGATTCCGAGTCTGTTGTCCGATGCCCGCACGGAGCAGGCGATTCGTGGTGCTCTGCTTGGACGTATGGAGTCTATCTTTCACGGAGTGCCTGTTGAGAAGGGATGGCGTGATGCGTATGACGAGTCTCCGCTGACCCGCAAGTGTACGTGGTGGCCTATGCTCGGTTCAAAGAAGTGGGATGAGGCCGGAGGTGAGCCTGCGCCGTATAAGGTGAAGTATGTGGCGGAATGGGATCCATCGGATGGAAAGGTTGCGATCGACGAGGACCGCGACAAGAATGTGACCATCGAACTGGTTGCGAAGTTCTCTCTCCAGACTCCTGGGGCAACAGGCAGTCCTACGACTCCCCTTGGTACAGACCTTCGCTCGGCGTTTGAGCGCGAACTCTCTGCGCGCGCTCCAATCTCCGGTGGTCGTGCAGTAACGCCCGCCCGGGGTCGTCCGGCTCAGCGTGGTGATGTTGGTTCGCGAGAGTCGTCGCCGAACCGAGTCATCTATCAACAGCCGTTGACGGAGGCTCTGCGCAAGTATTACGCGGACCATGTGGACAATCTGTCTGAGAACAGGTATATCGAGTATAAGGAGTGGGTTGATGTCTGCGTGTGTCTGAAGAACATTCACCCTGACCTGAATGAGGTCTGGCATGTCTTCAGTCAGAAGGCGCAGGAGAAGTATGACTTCCGTCAGACGGAGGCGAAGTGGATGTCGTTTGGATTCAGAAACGATGGAAACAAGTTGGGTGTGGGCAGTTTGCGATACTGGTCTCGTAACGACAACCTTGCTCGATACCTGGAGATTGAGAAGACCAACATTGAGAGCCTGATCAAGGAGTCGGCAGCTTCGCAGACCGAGCACGATGTTGCCCAGGTGGTGTATGCAATGTATCGTGACGAGTTCAAGTGCGCAAAGTTTGGTGCGAATGTGTGGTATCGATTCATTGGACACATCTGGCGTGAGACTGACCGCGGAATTGCCCTACAGACTCGCCTGTCGAGTGATGTGGTGAAGGAGTATCGCCGCTTTGTGCTGGAGATGGATCGCGAGCTGAGTGTTCTGCCCGAGTGTACTGGTAAGGGCGAGGGTCACAATCCGTCCGAGTGCCAGTCCTGTGCGGCTGAAAAGAAGAAGAAGACCTACTCCGACCTTATCGTGAAGCTGAAGAAGACGGGGTTCAAGAAGAGCGTGATGGATGAGTGCCGTGAGCTGTTTCTCGACGAGGAGTTTGTGAACAAGGTCGACGAGAACAAGCGTCTGATTGCTTTCCGCAATGGTGTGCTGGATATGAACACAATGCCGCCTGTCTTCCGCGACGGAAAGCCGGAGGATTACATCTCCTTCTGTACGAACCTTGACTTTGACCCGAACAGGAAGTATTACGAGTATGATTGCTGGTCGGATCTGAACAAGTTTCTTCACGACGTGCTTCCAGACACAGAGGTTCGCATCTACTTCCTGTCCTACTTGGCGAATGCGCTGACCGGTGAGAACGATGCGCAGAAGTTCC